TTGATAAGTTTCTGGATAGCTTCAGGATCTTGCTTATGAAGATCAATTAAATAACTTAATTTACCTTCATCAAGTAGATCATTATTCTCGAGCATTTTAACAAGTTTCAAACTAGGTTTAAGCCCAGCCATCTTCTTATTATAATTGGCTCCCATTTGCATAAGAGTTCTTGCATCATCGACATTTTCTACCTGCATACTTTTATTATTAGCTCTAAATGGAGCTACTAATTTTAAATATTCAGCCTTGTAGTCTATGCCTTCATCTGAAGTTTCTGTCTTTTCAGTTTTTGTGTCTTCAGTTTTTTTGCCTTTTGTTTTTTGAGATTCGGCATGAGGGTCTGCCTGCTTTGAACCAGTAGTGTCTCCTTCTTCGGAATCTTCTTCTGTTTGGTCATCTTCTGTTCCATCACTATCATCTGAATCATCATCATCAGAATCAGTGTCGTCAGAATCGTCATCAGATTTCGAATCATCATCCTCGTCATCATCTGATGTGTCATCGTTATCCTCTTCTCCATCATCCCCATCTTTATCATTATCATCATCATCACTATCAGAAGATCCTTCGAGATCTTCTAAAGACAAATTATCAAAATCATCATCTGATACTTCTAATGGATTCGCAGAACTTTCTTCTTCTGTTTTTTTATCGTCCAGTTCATCTTCCATTTCTTTGGCTGATGCGCTCATTTTAGAGTCCCTCCTCTAAAAGTTCCTGGCGAGTAGCTTCATCAGCTGAAAGAGCACCTTCAGCCATACGTCCTAATTGATTAATTGTTGTTAGATAGTGGCGGAAGTAGCCAATTGCAGTTATCTGATCATCGATAGTTTTACGAGAGAACTCATCTTGCATAGCAGGATCAGCACGAAGTAATACTAATCTACTGGCTTCTTTCTTGAAGTACCCTTCTTCAATAATAGCTTTAAAGTCAGTATTCTTTGCTAAGGTTTGCACAGCTTTCATTTGGTCAATACTAAAGTGTGCTTGCTCAATAGTAAGCTCTACTTGTTCTAGGTCTTGTTGATTGCTCATTTTCTCGTGTCCTCTTAAAGAGTTGAGTTATATTAATAATAGCTAATTATAGTGCCGAAACACTAGATGGAGCAATCCCTTGCTCACTTCCTTCATCCTTGGGTTCAGGAGCTAATAATTGATCAGCAGCTTTTAGATCAAGATCACTACCTCGTTTATGATCTAATTTGTTCATATCATGCTGTCGATTAACACCAGATTCCTGCTCCAAGAAATCCAAATCTTCTTTATCTGACTTACTATCCAGGTTGCGACTCTTCGAAAGTTCTGTCTGAGTTTTCGCAGTCTTGAGGCCAACATCTACCTCATTTTCCTTAGCCTTAGCTGCTTCATTGGCAATCTGAGCCTTAAGCAGTTCTACTTCTAACTGTGCTTTTTCTTGTGCTAAAGGATTAGGTTGAGGCTCAAAGTTCTCAATTTCCTTAGCTAATTCAGGCATTTTGCGTAATCTGGCTATATCAGTCAAAATAATTTTTGACATGTTTATATCCATGTTATTACCCATAGTCTGTAACATAAATGCCAATTCCTGCGCTTTCTCGTTATCTGCCTCTGCAGTACTAATAGTTAAAGTTAAATCAAAGTTTCCTGCTAAATCGTCTTGATTTACTTCAATAAACTCTTCATTAGTAATACGTATAACTTCTCCATCTGTCAAGAAAACAGCATTCATACTGATTATTTTTCGACCAATATCTTTGATTCCCTGAGATAATCTTCTCAAAATGCCTAATTCTCGTTTAGAAGTCGCATCTAACGCACTTCTAATACCCGTAGCAGTTGCCCCTAACGCTTGACCTGAGATGCCACTATGGAAGGCTTTAACACCTGTGAGGCTCTCAGCTTCAGCATGTTGCTGATTTAACATGAATTCAGCACTTCTAGGAATCTCAGGGAAAGTATGTTCATGTACACCTTGTCTGGGGTCTACCTGGGCATTGAATTCATAATCCAGGCCACGATCAAATTTTCGCTTATTGGTGACATCTAACATATCTTTACGGATACCCACCTGCCCATTAGCAGATCTACCCATGAGATCAATCATACCTCTGGTAACAGCTCCTACTACTTTCTGGTTATCTTCCAGAAGTTCTCCATCAGGTTCACCATAGATTGATTTTCGTACAGGTAAATATTGAGCAGATACAAATGGCAATTCCCCATCTGGATAAGGATTTTCTTCCATACGGATCATGGTATCGCCAGCCCAAGTAGCCACAAAGGGAACAACCACACCATCATTGTGGATATCATAGAAACCCCAATACTCATAAGCAATGAATTTTTTACGGGGTTTATCTGAGAAATTAAATGCCGAATCATCTTTAGTTTCATGATCAGATTCAGCCAGGAGAGAAGAGTTTGTTACATTAATTTGATCCAGATTTTTATACTTACCATCACGTTCTAATTCAGCCAATGAAGTTTCAAAACTATATATTACGAAGTTGGCTTTAGATAGATCTCCCTGACAAGTAGGATCAATAATTACATTATTATAATCAACTACTTCTAATGTTGGTTGATTCTTAAGAACAGTTACTTCTTCTTCCATATGTGATCCAATTTGAACTTCTACAAGTGGAGCACCTGCTTGCATAGAAGCTAAATGAATCTCTTGTTCTTTTGGATCTGTTTTTGCAAACTCTTTTGGATTTGTTTGCATCAATTGATGTAATTGTTGGAATGCAGCAATTTCTGTTGGATCATCTGAAGGTTCTAACTCATAGTCAATAACTTCAACTTCATTTACTTCTTCTTCATAATCCCAACCAACTTTTACAACTACTGTTCCTTCATCAACAGCTGTACGTACATATTCATCAACAAATTTAATTTTTTGTAATTTAGTATTAAACTGGTTATTTAATACTAATCCATTTTGAATGGCTGCATCTTTGTCTTCATATGTAACAGGATCTGTATTAAATAAATCATTAGTACTTAAGAATGGTTCACTAAGAGAAGCATACCGCCACTCAGCTTGTTTACGAATTAACTTAGGAACAATAGAAGACCTGCTATCTTTCTTTTTGATCTTAGCAGCACCAGTAATATTTAGATTATCTAACCAGATATTAATCTTAGTTACTTGTGACTGATGAGAAGAATTAGCATCCTGATAATCCTGCTTTAATACTCTTAAAGGAGGTTCATTTTCCCAATTAGTAAACTTTTTTAAATCACCAGTATTACTTTGATCAGCCCTTACTTCAAAAGGCTCCTCATGATCTAATTTATATGACGGTTCTTTCGTAGCCATGACTATTCCCGTTTAAGTAATTATTTAAAATTGGTATTTAAAATTACAGTAACTGTTGGAGCAGTACCTGCTGTTAATGTCAATAAATTAGCACGAATCTGTCTAAGATTTATATTTGGAAGTAAGCATTTACCACCAGCTAATGTGACATCTTGAACTAAAATGGTAAACCAATTAGTTCCATCCAATGTACCTTCAATAGCAACTGTAATCTGAGTTGCTGCTCCAGTATCAGTAATAGTTACTTGCCCATTCATTTTTTGTGAGTTTTTAGTCACATCATAATCAGCATCTCTATGCATATTAAATGCACTACCAGCTCCTGTTGAATCAGCAGCATTTAGTAAAGTCTTGTCTATATTTGGCATTGCAGTCTCCTACTTATTTAATCGAATGTTTTTGAACTAATGCTTCGCGCTTTTCTTTCTTGTATAAAATCATGTCATCAATTTCATTACGTTTATCTACATCTTTGACATATTTCTTTTTAACTGCTAATTCCTCAATATCTTCACTTAATGCGTCTACTTTAATTTGTATTGGAATCATTTCAGCATCAGCTACTGTTAACCATCGTAGATCTCCTGCCCAGGCTGCACCTACAATTAGCATACCTAGTCCTAACCAAATAGTTCTAAGATCACCAAAGAATCCTGCAACTTTTTTCGAGTCTACGATTGTCATAGTAAGTACCTCTATGTTTGACGTTTTTTCGTCTTTAAAATTTTATCTAATGCTTCTTGAGTTCGTTTACCACTATCTTTAATTAATTTATGTTTCTGGCTTGCTTGTCCTGATTTAAATAGTAATCGTCCAAGTGCTTCTAATGATGATTTAACACCAGAAACTTTAGTTGTTTTTTTCTTCTTATTATTACCATTTTTCGTTTTGGTAGAACTATCAGCATATCCAATTCCTGCAGGCATAATTATTTCCCCTTAAATGCTTTAATGATGCCAGTAAGGGCACCTGTCATTTCATTACCAGAAGCAGCTGCATAACGTGATTGCTTCTCCTTTGTACGCATACCAAAGTAGGAACGTAATAATGCAGTTGGTGTAGCAATAACTGCGAGTATTGTTCCCCAGGAATTATTAATTAATTTTAAAGTGTTTACATCTTCTTGATAGATTGCTACTACCCAAACACTAACGAAAGCCAATACAGTAAATACAACTACTTGTGCCATCATAACTGCTATACGAGGACGAGTACTTGCACCTGCTGCATCAGCTTGAGCCAGAGAAGCTTGAATACCTTCCCAGGATTTAATCTCCTGCATTTCAACATCAAGTTCTTTCTCCATCAGTGACGCTCGTGATTCAGGAGTAAGATCATTAACTGCCTGATGTATTTGAGCACCAGTAGCAGTATCCGGTAACTTCTTATCATTAGGGAGCAGTGCATTTACAGCTCCTAAGATTGCAGGTCCACCAGGAATAAGTGTTGAAGCTACACTGAGTAATGGTCCACCAATACTTTTTAAAATATCACCAAATTTCATTTTATTTCCCTTTGGTTCGTGAGTCCCATCGAGCCGGACCATTAGTTCGAGTATCTAAATGAGTACGATTATCATATCTTCCTATACCCCATTTACCTTCATAAGCGATTTCATAATATAAAAAGATATCAGTTACATCTATTTGTTCAGTAGTACCTTTAATAAAAAATTTATGGTCTGCAGCTCGTCCATACATATGCTGAGTTTTTGAAGAATAAGGAACATAATCTGGATTATATTGTTTTTGTATTTTTTCGTTATGTTCTTTACATCTATTTGGTCCAGTAATTTTAATACTAATTTCTGTATCATAAACATCAGCAAAATAGTCACATGCATCTTGAAGTGCATGTACTAATTCAAAATCAGCAGTATCAAAACCACATCCACATTCACATGCGAATTCATGCCTGCTTAAATTTTTTGTTAAATCACCCATATTTATCTCTGTAATACTGTTATATAAACTGATCGTTCACCAGTACGATTACTAGTAGTAACGATATTACAAGTAATTTTATATCTGGTTCCTGCTACACCACCAGATACCCAGGCAACAACACTAGTCTCAGCATCAGCAATTACACTACTGTTTACTGTAATTCCAGCTTCACCTACAACTGTTGCAGAAACGATAGTTTCACCATCTCTGAGCCAATCAGAAATACCATCAGGTCGCTCATTTGTTAGCGGTGCCCAGTCAAATTTATAATCTAGTACTTCCTCTGGATCTTTAAAAAAAGTATGTGACATAGTTATTAATCCTTAAACTGGGTCAGAAATTTCAACATCCCATGCTGGGATATCAACAGTATTTAGTGCTGTTAATGCCTGACTATTTAGAGTTGTAACATACAATAAGTCAGTATCATTTACTAATGCTAAATGGGTAGCAGTACCAGAAACATCAACAGCTACAACATTCTTACCAGCAATAGTGACTTTCCTACCATTAATATCTCCGTTTGCCTTGGTAAAATCTACATCAGGGACTAAAACAACATCTGCCAGGGCATATGTATTAACTGCTTCATCCCGAGTAAAAGGCTGAGCACTACAAACTGTCATCAGGTTTGCCTGATCTAATATATCAAAAGCTCCATCAAGCACCTGATCATTAACTATTTTACCCATAAATTATCTCCTACTCTTTATTCTAGTTCCTATTTTTAAGAAATCTGCTTAATGTCCGTGTGGACTACCTAAATGCTGTCTATTGTCTTTATAATCATGCTCTCCAATTGAATGAATTCTACCTGTAGGATGATCATTAATTGCAAGAGTTCGAGTTTCGTCAGACATATCTAGCGTATATTGATTTAGGATAATATCCCCTTCAGCCACTAATGTATGTTGTGCATCATTTACCGTTAAAATCATTAGATCACCTCTTTAATAATACTTAAAGTACGATTTTCAAATTCAATATTAATCACTCTACCGACAGGAGTTGCTGTATTAATATAATCTTCACCTGCCTGCCCACCAACTCCAGTTAAAGTAACATTGTCAGATCTTAATATATGCTGACAATCAAATATTGTTAATACAAAATTTGTTGGTGTAAATAATGCTTCAGCAGGATACTCAGTAAGAATTAATTCTTGTGTACCAGTAGTAAGATCCGTGCTAATACCAATTGTTGCTCCATATTCCGTAAGTATCAAGGAATCAGGAGTATTTGTAATAATATCTGTACTTAATCCTATCTGTGCTTGATAGGATGTAATTATTAAATTATCAACATTTATAATTAAATTACGTGATGCATTAATAATTGCTGGGTATTCAGTAAGTATTAAAGGTTGAGTACCAGTATGAACAGTACCAATACCAATATTAACTGCAGCCTGGTAAGTTGTAATAATTAACGAATCAGGTGAACCAACAGGAATAATAAGAGTTGCATTAATTGCTGCTGGTTGTTCAGTTAGAATAAGACTATCTGTACCAACCGAGATATTTGTTTCTACATTAAGAGCAAAATCATATGTTGTAATTAATAACGATTGAGTTGTTGCATCAATCGAGATGTCTTGATTCAGATCAAAAGTAAATTCAGTCAATATTAATGGATCTGTTAATGCAGATATTTCAAGTGTTGCATTAATACTGGCTTGATATTCTGTTAGAACTAATGATTGTGAAGTCGTAAGAATACTTATATTTTCATTTAAATCGAACGGATACTCAGTCAAAACTAATGGATCAACATTAGTTGTAATAATCTTATTGTATGAAACTACTGCTGGGTATTCTGTTAGAACTAGAGGATCAACATTTGTATTGATATCTAATCCAGTACCAATACCAACTATATATTCAGTTAAAATTAATGCTTGAGAGTTTGCAGTAATCGTAGTTGGAAGACTTAATGTAAATGGATACTCTGTAAGAAGTAATCCTGCACCATCTGATCCAGCTATATTAACTGCATAATTTACTTGAGCAGTATGTTCAGTAAGAATTAATGACTGAGATGTTGCAGCAATACTAGTAATTAAAATAATTGTTGCAGGGTATTCAGTAATAATTAATGAATCTGTTCCTGTAGCAATACTCTGATCTAAATTAATATCTGCAACATACTCTGTCAGAATTAAAGCATCTGGAGTACCTGTTGTAATACCAAGTGGAACATTAACAGTGGCAGGGTACTCTGTGAGTAACAGAGCATCATTAGCCATATTAATAAGATGATCCCCTGTTATATTTACAGCACCCTGATATTCAGTCAGGATTAACGATTGAGGAGCATTTGTTGTAAACGCAAGTTCAGCATTTATATTAGCTGGATATTCAGTAATAACTAATGGATCTACATTAGTTGTTATTCCTACTGCAATATTTAATGCAACTGCATATTCAGTAATTATTAAAGTATCTGGTGCTGAAGTTGTTAGATTAATAGCAGCATTAATTCCAGCAACATACGGAGTAATAATTAAAGTATCAGTTGTTATTGCAATGTTTGTTTCAGCATTAACAATACACTCATGTTCTGTTAGAACCAGAGGTTGTGATGTTACAGCGACTGCTGTATTTAATTGAGCAGTTGCTGGATATTCCGTCAGAATAAGTGCATCAGGAGTAGCTGTAGTAATTTCTAATACAGCATTAACATTAGCTACATACTCAGTCAGAATTAATGATTGAGGAATAGCATAAATAGTTACATTTTCATTAAGATCAAATGGGTACTCAGTTAAAATTAAACTATCTAGTTGTGATGTAAGTTTGACATCATAATTAAAGTTAAACTGCCAAGGGAATATATTAAGAGTATCGAAATCAAAATTAATATTTCTGGCAAAGTTAACATTACCATTTTGCTCAGTAAGAATAAGTGAATCTGTATTAGCATTTATATTTAGAGCTGCATTAACAGTAGCTGGATACTCTGTAAGTATTAATGAGTCAGTACCCGTACTAAATGCTAATCCTGTATTAACAATTACAGGATATTCAGTGAGTATTAAAGAATCTAGATTTGCTGCAATATTTAAAGCTATATTAATACTTGCTGAATACTCAGTAAGTATTAATGAATCCGTTCCTACATCAATTGACTGATCAATATTAAGATCAAATACATATTCAGTCAGAACCAATGAATCTAAATTAGTAGTTATATTTACTGCATAATTTATGCTTGCTGCATATTCGGTAAGAATTAATGAATCAAGATTTGTAGTAATATCCGTAGGTACATTAATTACTGCAGCATATTCAGTTAAAATTAATGTATCTAAATTGGTAGTAATACCAATACCAATAGAAATCGTAGTTGGATATTCAGTAAGAATTAAAGTATCTAAACCAGTAGAAATATCTAGTGGAATATTTACCATTGCAGCATATTCTGTGAGTATTAAAGGATCGTACCCACAATTAAATGCAACATTTAATTTAACGTCACATGCATACTCAGTCAGTATCAACGTATCAGTATTACACTGTACGTTTAAATCCTGGTTTATATCACATGGATATTCAGTAAGAATGAGTGGATCAGTATTACATTGAACATTTAGATCTTGATTAATATCACATGGATATTCTGTCAG